TTAAATTGAGATCGAGCTTAGGGGATTAAACCTCACTGCATCACTCAAATGGTTTGGTGAAAAGTGGGCGTAAATCATAGTGTGATCGATATGCTGATGACCAAGAATTTCCTTCAGTACAAGAATATTGCCTCCATTGGTCATGAAGTGACTTGCGAAGGTATGACGTAACACGTGAGTCGCTTGTCCTTCCGGTAAGTGGGGAAGGGCTTTGGTCAGCCATTTGTAAGCTACGCCATAACCGCAAGTGAAAAGACGGTCATTGGTTGGCTTATAGATTTGGTTATACAACTCTTCAGAAATCGGTACCGTTCTATTGCGTTTGCCCTTGGTGTTGTTGTAGGTAATACGATATTTTGTCAGATTAGACCCCTTCAGATAAATAGCCTCCCTGATACGTGCGCCAGTCGTTAAGCAAACTTTATATATCTTCGTTAACTCATCACCAATCGGGCTTTGCTGTGCCACGTCGAACAGGTGACGAATTTCCTGTTCGGTTAAGAACGCCAGTTCGGATTCCGGCTTTTTGATTGCCTCAATACCATCAACTGGGTTAGGTAGTTTCCATTCTCCAAGTTTTATCAACTTATTGAACATCGCTTTTAGCAACCCAAAGTCCACGTTATTCGAAGCGATGGAAAGCTCTTTATGTTCTTGCCCTCTACCTTTGTTTGAACGGCTAGAGCGATAAGTAGCGAGTTGTTTCGCGTTAAGGTGTGAAGCAATAGGGTTGCCCAAGTCTAAAACCATGCTTTCCAAGCGCAGGCGAGTATGATAACCGGACTTGAGATTCTTACCATGCAGCTTAAACCATAATTCGACTAAATCAGAGAATCGACGGTGATCGGGTTTATCACCAAGCCACGGTTTATCGTTAACTTCGCGCATGACGAATTGTTCATACGCAGTCGCTTCCCCTTTGGTAGCGAAGCGTTTTCGGACACGTTTACCGGCTCTGCCTTGTGGATAACACTCGCAAAGCCAAGGTTTCTTTGAGCCGTCTTTAAGGTTTCGGGTGGACATAAGTTAAAATTTTTATAATTAATGGATTAGTTTTTGTAGCTCTAGAGCAGGCTTTGGTTAACCGAGTTGATGTAAGAGCAATAAATATCTAGAGCGAAATATTACGTGAATCAAGGTAATGCTCGGATGATGCTAGTTAGGCTTGATTACACATTGATATTATAACGAATATTTTTCGACCTGTGTTTACATACAGTTGTTTTTTGTGTTAAATAGCTATACTGAAGCTAATGTTTGTTTCTGTTGCGTGGTATGACAATTCTTCAAAGCGATAGTTTTTGACAATTAAAAGTGGGTATAGCATCCCATTTTTGGTACGATTCCTTGGTTTGATATTACAAAAATTAAAGGTAAGAAGTGATTACAGCGGTAGATTTATTTTGTGGTGCAGGTGGCTTGACTCATGGCTTAGTAAAAGCTGGAGTTAATGTGGTTGCTGGCTACGATATCGAAGAATCGTGTCGGTTTGCTTATGAGCACAATAATTCCGCAAAATTTTTCAATAAAGATGTCGTTGACTTATCTGGAGAAGAGTTAGAGCAGCATTTTCGCAATGCTAAAGTTAGAGTCTTAGCTGGCTGTGCGCCTTGTCAGCCTTTTTCTACATACTCTCAGGGCAGGGATGTTAAAAAAGATAAAAAATGGCCGCTTCTTTACGCTTTTGCTCGATTGATTAGAGAAACTGAACCAGAGTTGGTTTCTATGGAAAATGTTCCTGATGTTATTAAGCATGAAGTCTACCATGATTTTGTTCAAGAGCTAAAAGAACATAATTATCACGTTTGGGCGGAAAAAGTGTTTTGTCCAGATTATGGAATGCCTCAAAAAAGAAGTAGGCATGTTCTTCTAGCATCTAAGTTAGGACCTATAAAGTTAATTGAAAAAACACACAAACCTGAGAACTATAGAACTGTTAGGGACGCAATCGGTCATAGACAGGTGCCGGTTTTATATGCGGGAAAGCAAAATCGTTTAGATCCTTTACATATATGTGCTTCATTATCTGAATTAAATATGAGAAGAATGAAAGCGTCAGTTGCGGGGGGAAGCTGGAAAAACTGGCCTGAGGAGCTTTTGGCTGAATGTCATAAGAAAAGCTCAGGAAAAACGTATACAAGTGTTTATGCGAGAATGAAATGGGATGAGCCAAGCCCAACAATGACAACTCAATGCTATGGCTTTGGAAATGGCAGGTTTGGACACCCTTCTCAACATCGTGCAATATCGCTAAGAGAAGCTGCAATATTACAGACATTTCCTAAAAACTATAAATTCATTCCTGATAATACTGATATTAAGCTTGCCCAGATTGGTAAAATGATAGGTAACGCAGTTCCTGTTGATTTAGGCAAAGTTATTGGCGCTAGTCTGTTAGAGCATGTAAATTCTATATATAAAGAAGAGGAAGGCTAACCTTCCTCTACGTTTCTATACCGCTTCTTCGTTAAGAAGTGATCTACACCATCTAGTACTGCACTTAAGTACATGCAGGCCTGTTCATTGAGTACAATTAACGACTCAATTGCAGTATCTTGACCACACTCTTCAAAAGAAACCTCTCCATGAGCGAGAGAATTTCTTTTATCCCTTATATCTCTTAAAATTTGTCCATCATTTGTAAATTTTCTATCATGGTCTGCTATTGAAAATCCATATGATCTTGCTTTTTTCTGAATAGTTTTGGCGTCAATATTTCCATTGAAATGGTTGAATCGACTATACCCTAGCCAAGTTAAAGCTTTATCTAGTGATATTTCACCATGTTCCAGCAAGTGTTTTTGGTTAACAGTGCTCTTATTAAAGTCCCTCAGACAGATCTTTTTTAATTCATCACTTAATTGAGAAAAAGTGAGCTCATCTGACTGTAGCTGCTTATGTACAGCGTCCAAAGCGTCCGTCATCACTGATTCTATTAAATTATAAATCAATAGATATCCCGTAGCAGAGAGTGTTTTCACTAACCGTCGATCAATCTTATGTTCAGAGAATATGATTTCACCATCATGGGCACGTCGAGCTAAACTATTAGCTTTACTGTCAATTAAGGCCTGAACAAATGATAAATGGCTGTTGACTTCTTTAGCCCTTTCCTTGAGTAGAACTCTTGCTTCTAGAATATATTCGTTCATGAAGCACCCTATTAAAATAACTCAGGTTGTTTATCAATTTTTCTAGGGTCATCAAACATTGAGCTTGGATCACCTTCATACTCAATCTCTTGTTCCAAGAGGTTATCGCGAACAAAGTGGATGCGATTAATCACTTTGGTTCTCGAGTTGCTAGCATCTGATCTGGTAAAGTGGCCAAACTCTTTACTAAATAACCAGTCAACATTTTTGACCTCTAAGTTAGGTTGTTCCTCAAGAGCTAATGCTATGCCTACAGACATCGATTCGAATCGTATTCTAGGAACCGAATTATTATTTGCAGACTTTCTAAAGCCATAGGTAAAGTTATTGTCCACAAACGTTAACATTTTGATGAATTGTTGCTCTAACTTTTGTTCATCAAATGGGTAGTTGTTCATCTCATCAAGATACGCATCCAAAAATTCGTCTACTCTGTGATCGAATGTTTTGTAGCGGTCGAGGTAGGCAAAAAATCTTAGTACGAACTCTTCATCTTCTCTGTGTTTCAGTTTACTTTTACTAATAGGGCAGACTTTATGAAACAGTTCGTTTTTAGCTAGTCGTTTGATAAAGGTTAAGAATTTACCATCACTCGAACCTCGTCTTTGCTCCATAGGTCTCAAGTTTGTACCACCAGTGTTCAAACGGTCAAACATTTGACGTCTAGCTTCTTCATCCATGTTTTGAGTCATTTCGATGAGTCGAATGGTTTTTTTGTAGAATCTCCTTTTTCGCACTACTGGGAGATCTTCAAAGTAAAAACCTTCTAATAGTGGCAGAAGTTCTAAGTTTTCGAGCTTGAATTGATTTTGAACAAACTCGACGATTGTGCGGATACGTTGTGAGCCATCAACCACTTCACTTCTTCCATCTTCAGTGTCAGCCAAGAAGAGATAGGGTATAGGGAGATTAATTAGAATTGATTCTATAAATCTAACTTTTTGTGGCTTCTTCCAAATCATCTCACGTTGATAGTCAGGTATAAAAATGTCTGCTTCATCTTTTTCTAGTCCTTCCGTAAATTTTTGAACTAGTACTTCGATAGGGTATTCCCTAATGTCGTAATCAGATATTTTCTGCTTTTCAATGATTTGTTCTTCAGCCTCATTTTTCTGAGCTTCTGAAACCCTGTCATTTTTAAACTCTTCGAACTCATTTTGCATATTGCTAGCCTTAACTTTTCGTCATTGCCACCGCCACGCGGCCAATTACTTTTATATCTTTTTCTGAAACTTCAACGGTGCTGTCACCAAACACAACAGCCAGTTTTTTGCCTGGTAAGCGCTGGATATGGTTGATCGACAAAGTACCGTCAATATCTATTAAGTATTTACCCGAAGCTGGGTTTGTGGAGCTTTTGTCAACGAGATATAAAGCTTCATTAGTTTCAACTTCGATCGTCAGGTCAGCTTTGAGGTTAAAGCTGTTAAACCTGCGGGTAGCGTAAGGTAACTCACCAGTATCTAACAGTTCCCCATTGGTCAGACAATAGCTTTTGATCTGGACTGAGTTGTGTTGAGGTGAAGTTGTAGTGCTTGCTTCTTCGGCAGTACATTTTGTCGCTAAGTGAGTCTTAAAACGGTCCTCTGGCTTTAACGCCAAATCCTCCATTGGGATTCCCAAAGCTAAATGAGCTCTTACCATGAGTTCATGGGAAGTTCGATTATGAGTATTCCAAGTGCTGAAAGTGCTTTTTGGCACGCCATATACGAACGCCATTTCTTGAAAGTTCTTACATCCTGTCAAACGCTTCAAATTTTCTGTGAAATCAGTGCCTTTCAAATAGTCGAAAGGTTCTATTCTACGAATGCTCATGACTCAAAAGTTCTCGTTTTCGAATTAATTTGTCATTTTTTGTTGAAAGTTCGATAATGACGATCAATAATTCTTGTGTGTTTCGGATGTCACGCCGACCAAAGCAAGAGACAACCGAAGAAGATAGATATAAATACAAGGATATCACCATGTTAACGTACAAGATACCTCCACTAAGTCCGTATGTGACTTACGAAGAATACTCTCGCCTTACTGGTTTGCCGATGGGCACCATCAAACAATACGTGACAGAAGGTCGCGTCATCATCAAGCCTAAAGATAAACGCCGCGATAAGCCATTGATTAACATGGTTGCTATGCACGAAATGGCGGCACGTGAAGCCATTGCTGCACTTGGGTAAATAATGGGATTTTCCTCTCTTATTCCAACTAGAACGCACTGCTCGATGTGGCTAAATGTGTTCGCGTTGGTTGTCATTCTCGTACCGCCTTTCATGTAAGAGTGTGGATCATGGACGCAAATATCGCTATGTGCGGATTCCGCGAACGCAAACAGCAATCTTTTAACGCTGCATGCTGCGACTTCGCGATCAATCACAATATGGAAAAGCTGGCACCACGCATTGGCCTGACTGGGAGAATGTTGCGTAACAAGCTCAACCCAGAACAGCCGCACAAGCTGGACCCCGTGGATTTGGTATTGCTGAGCAAAGAATCCGGCGATTACACCATTGTGAATACACTCTTTGCTGACCTAGGTGTGGTTACGGTTCAGTTACCTCAAGACGGGAAAGAGAAGAACCTTTTAGAGCGCACGCTACTTAACAACCAATATTCAGGTGAGCTGTCTAGCGATGCAATGCACATGTGCAGTGCAGACCGTTTACCTCGCAGTCAAAAACGCAAAACCATTGCCAAGGTTCAAGCGGCCATCGGCAACTTAGTTTTGTTCGTCAACGATTTAGAAAATCGCACCACCGGCTTTCAGCCACTCATGCAAATGGGCACAGATTTCCTCGCCAACGGTGCGCCACTTCCGGGCTTAGCCTAAGGAGAGCCAATGAGTCAGTTCGCTATTCAACAGGAACAACAAAAGCAAATACCCAACGCCAACGAGAGCATTGCCGCTTGTAAAGCTTTGTTCAATGGTTCCGCTACACGCGGCAAGTTGAAGCAGTTGTGGAACGCGATGCCACCACGCTTTCGCGGTATGGTTTTAGTCGCCAGTGATCTGAAAGCCTCGGAGCATGTGCGAGAGTTTGAAAGCTTTAATGATTTGGAGCTTCAAAAAATCCGTAACGGCATGCAACAGATTAAAGAAATCGCAACGTTGTTCGATCGCAATCTTGGTGACGTTCGACGCCTCAAGCATTACCAATTCAGTGGTACGCATTAATTCTCCAAGCCTTTGTCCCTGTAACAGGGGGCTTTTTTTCGTCTTAGCGTAGGAGCATAAAAGATGAATCTAAATGAAGTCGCAAACAAACTCGCGATCCAAACAACTATTAATAGTCTGTTCGCTTTGGCGTTGGATAGCTCAGATGTCATCAGTATTCGTATCGAGTACTCATCAAAAATGAGCCTTCTCAACGTGATTGTGTTTGATGAAAACGCAACTAATCATGCTCACAACGTTGTGTTAATTGATAAAGAGCGTGCGCTTGAAGAACTACTGAACATTGAAGATTACTTGATCGAACGCATTGCCGTTCGTCGCGATGAGAAAGAACTGGAGCCAGATTTATGCAATATGCCGCAATAATGCTTTGTCCAGCTGGCGGTGTTATCCGCCATGAAGACACTCAAGAAGTTGCCAATTTAATGGTTGGCGACTTCGACTCGCTAGACCAAGCGATCGAACAAGCGTGTGTATCCCTCAGTTGCACTCATTTAACCAAAGGCGTTTTGAGCAAAGGCAATGGTAAAGGCGGCTTTATGTTGGTAACGACCCAAGAACTGGAGGCGGTATGAAAAATAAAAGGATCACTTCAGTTAGTGTCGGTGATGATGTCATTCAAATTTTGGAAGGACGAACAAAGACATATGAAAAGTGTGCTATTGCATATTTTGCTGGGTCGGAAGGATGGGGCATAACCATGACTATTCGACTCGAAGAGGTCGAAGGTTTTCTGAAGTCTCCTGATACACAGAGACTATTCGTTAAGTTTTCGAAAGAAAAATTAGGGATAGAGTATGAACCAGTCTGACCTTCTCTATATCGGCGGGGCAGTGATGCCCCTGGACCGAATCAAAAATAATGACGCCAGCTATAATGCTGGTTTTTTAGGTTCCAAAATTTACTCAGACCAAGAACAAGCGCTTCTGGATAGCGGAATGGTCAAAAAAATAGCGATATATGACCGCGTTCCCAATCGAAAGTCTAAGCGTGAGCGAGATCTTCAAGAGCGAACTGACTTCTATAAATCTGTAAATTACGTCTCGGAACATGACCGCGAAGCGGCGGCGAGAATCGCCGAAGAGTATAGGCTAGTCAAAGGGCGCAAAAGTCCGACAGAGAAATTTCGCCACAGAAAAGACAAGCAAATTAAGCAATTGATGAGTCTGAGCAAGTCTCTACGCCCTAAAAGTATCATCAGTAATGCCGACGCCAACTTCAGCCATGATGCTTTGTATGAAACGAACGAGCGCTCCAAACCTGCCATTCTCAATCAGAATGGAAAACGAGGACAAGGCGAACCTAAAAAGATTCCTATTTCAATGCAGCTAATGCACCGGTCTTGGAATGAAACTTATAAGTTTCAGGCGGTAACCGAAACGCCATCTAGTGCTGCGCCTGCGGAAAACAGTGGTGAGAGGTTTTCGGAAAAGCTGACGTCCCGTTCTGTTTCTAAAATCTTTGAGGCAGGGGCTTACACTGCAGCTTGCCATGGTGGTTTCTCTACTTTTCTGACGCTGACTTTCACCAAGGCACAACGGATGGCCATATTCGGCGGAATGTTGGATGGAAGTGAGTGTGTCAGTATGGGATCGCATCACCCAATAATCTATAAGCGCAACATGGTGACAATACATCCCAAGCGCGGCGAAAAGAAAGTTGACCAACCAATCACGGATATTGGTGGAGAATACTGGCTGTTTCCAACCTCAGATAGTAAGCGTGTTAAAGCTATGAACCAGGGCAGTGTCATAGCCGGGCCGTATTGCGATCTTAAACAAAAGCCCAAGCAAGAGTTCTCGATGGAAAAAACCTTAGAGACAACGATAGGTAAAGAAGTCTCTCGTTTTCTTGATGGCGCAAAGAAAATGTATCAACGTGGCTGGGTTGCGGATCATACCATCCAAGTTGATAAAGATAGTGGACGAAAGTACTGTGATTTATCCCAGGAGAAAGTTGCTAAACATGTTCACCCCAGCGATGTTGGCCCAACTAACTTGCCTGCTGATTTCCATTACATATGGGTAGCCGAGTGTCCAGCTAATGAAGATGGAGAGCCTAATCCACACGTTCATATTTTGCTACGTTGGACAGTACCAGAGCATCTCTTTAGTCCTTGGGCTAAGCGACTTGAAAAGATATGGGGGCACGGGTTTGCGAAATTAGAGCGAATCAAAAAGCCAAAAGCCGCCGGTTCTTACATTATCAAAGCAGTCGGTTATGCCGCTAAAGGTGAAAATGCTGACCAAGGGCTAATCAAGGGAAATCGATACAATATCGCGAAGTGCTCAAGAGCTCCTGCCTGGGAAACTCTTGCTTCGTTTGAAGCTGGCAATATGACCGCAATAATTAAGGAGTTGGGCTACAAACTTGAGCAATGGAAAAAGCCAATTAAGCGGCAAATTCGCAAGCTACGAAATGCCAAAGAGCAAACCATTAAGGCCAAAGCGATCGCCAAAAAGCAGCAGAAACCTGAGGAATATCAGAATAAGCTTTATCAGAGAATCATCCGTTTGGAAAAGCAGGCCGAAAAGCTGAGGCAGAACTTGCATAGCAGGGGAGTGCACGTGAATACGAACAATCGCTTCTGCATTACGTTTGAAGGAGAACTGGCTAAAGATAAAGTAGACAAGTTTATGGTTTGGGCTGCTGGTGCAAGAGGGTGGTCATTGAATTGCAGAGATTTGGACCTGAGCGATATAAAACAAGACGCGAGCCACTTCTATCAATCTGAATATCAGCGATTTAAGGAGAATCAGTCCTATTGGCAATCACTATTACATGAATCTATACCACACATGGAAGTTGATGAAAGTGAGCTTTCTTATTGGTATAGCATTACGGCAGATTATCTTGAGGGGCGGCTTTTTCCAATATTGAGTTAGTCCGGTTTGTGTCGTCATAAGAACTTAAAGGTTAGAGTAGTGAACCGCTATTTCTTAAAGTTGATTTAAAATGCCATTGCTTGCATAAAAATCTGAGCTGTAGGCCACATAAAGGCTATTGATTATTTGCTCGTCAGTTATGTGAATGTTATCCAACGGCTTTGTTTGTTCGAGGGATACGAGTATGAAGCATAATTTGAGTATAGTTGGACGAAAAACGAATCGTCCAAGTAATCCAACTGCAGCTGAGTTGGCCTTAGATCGTTTTGATGCGTTAGTCGACGATTTCTATAGCAAGTATCGTGTGGCTCCACCTGCGGGTGAAACTGAACAGCAAAGAGCAAAACGACTGCAGTTTGAAGCACAAGACTTGAGGTTTTTGAAAAAAATGAGGATTGAACTCATTGCTCATGCTCGAGTTGAAGATATGCAAGCTAAGTTACAATCGTACTCTGCAGAAAACTTAAAAAAAAATGCGAAAGAGTTGTTCGTTGAAAAGCATCATCCGACGACGAAACTAGCTAATAATCTAACCGCTGCAGGAGAGCCTAAACCGACTAAAAACCATGAGCCTCACCATATCATTCCTGGCTCGGGAAGGTTTAGAAAAGCAGAAATGAGAGCCGCAAGGTTAAATTTGCACATGCATAAAATTGGCATAAATGCGCCCGTAAATGGTGTTTGGTTAACAAATTATGCGAAGCATACGGACTTTAACTGGGAAGCACCTAAGTCTCCGGCTCACCGTTCGATCCATACATTTAATTATGAAACTTGGATTAGTTCCAAATTTTCGAAGGGTATTCCGAGTAAACAGCACTTTGAGGCTAACTTACTTCGGGTCAAAATGGAGTTAAAGAGTGGCACCTACCCTAAAGAGGTCTTGGAAGCTAAGAATGAAGTTTGGAAAGGATGATGACGGTTTATAAAATTACAGATGATTTAACTAAGTTTCAGTCGGTATGTTCTGGCCCAGATGAAATCGCTACCCAGTTGGGGGATTTCGACTATTTTGAGAGAATCTTATTGCAGGCTGTTGAAAATAAATCTCTGAAAGATATTTGGAAGCCTGTGGAGGTCGAGTTTGAAGATGTATTAACCGATAACTCTGTATTGCCTGATATTAGCTTATGGTTACGAACATATCTTGTTTTATCTCCGAGGGCCTATGAAGCTTTAAATCGTTGCTTATCTGAAAGCGGGGATTTTTTACCTGTCAACTATCAAGGTGAACAATGGTATTTATATACATCGCTGACTTTTGGAAAAGAAGATAGACAAAAGAGTGTAGAGAAGATCTCATATGGAAGCCCTGACGGGTTAGAGGTTCTTGCGTTCATTGATGATGATGTTAAAGATAAAGTGATCTTTAAATCAAGATTAGAAGGGGCTAGCAACTTATACTGTACAGATAGGTTCAAAGCTATGTGTGAAAAAAATCAGCTTAATGGGCTCGTATTTTCTCCTAGTCTGACAGATCCATTCAGTTAACGAATGGCTCATTTTTAAATTCCCTTCGTAAAGAAAGCAGAGCGACAGCTCTGCTATGCAAGTTCGTTTAGGGTATATAACTCCGATTTATGCCTCATTAAGTAAAGTGCACATGACCCAACTCAATCAAAGTCAAGTTTCAGAAATCAAGAAAAACACTACTACGAAGAAAACTCTATTCGACCATATAGCATCATATAACTTCATCTATCTTTGTTCTTTTTATATATATTTCTCTGGTGCTCTCTATTTTTATGGCTATATGGGCGAAATTGGTTTTTCCGGTGCATCTCTAGATAGTATCTTTTCGCCTTTGATTTATTCCCAGGTCTTCTTAGGAGAGGTCTTTAACAAAGCGTTGTTAGCTAACTTGAGTGTACTGTTATTGTTCCCTTTGGAAGTATCACTTCTAGCAACTAGTATTTTTGTGCTCTTCGCTATCGCTTTTAAGTACAAAGTATTGAAGAGCTTTTTTTCAAAGGTTAACAAGCTATGCTGTAAAAAGAATGAAAAAACGCTACTGGAAAGAAACCCTGTCATAAGTGCTCTACTTACTTTTCCTATTGTCTATTTTGGCCATTTAGCGAGCTTTATGGCGGTTGTACTGCTCTCCGCGGTTGTCGTAGTTCCACTTTATTTTCCTTATAAAGTGGGCTCATTATCGGCTCAAGCATTTGTCACTACCGATGATGGAAAAGTTTGCAAAAATATATCTTGGGACTTGCCAAAGTATCAAGACCAAAAAATAGTCTTAAGTTGTGAAACAATACCTCTTAATATTCCTCAAGGACAAGTTTCAGGAGTCATAATACATAGCGATTCAAAGTATATGTATATGGTAACAAATAACTTTTTGCTTCGGGTTAAAGACGGGAATGTTGCTTCGTGTATTTCTAAACAAGTAAACCCTAGCAGAGCTAAGTCTGGTACCCTTGAACAAAGAGACATTTCTGGACAAAAAGTCTCTCCTACTTGTGAAGGACTCTTAAGCTCAAAAAAAGGTAAGTGATTTCTTTGTGGTTTGTAAATCCCGTTTCCTAGTAGGAGCGGCAACAAGCATTACAACTGGGGGAAACTAAGCGATTAATTGCTTGATAGATAGAATCTAAGACCAGCTTTACATTTTTCGTTGGGTATCCTTTAGCCTCAATGTATCTATATTTCCGTGCTATTAAAAAGGTGGCACAGGAAGACAAACTATCATCAAGTGGCACCTTTAAATATTTCTAGAGGCTAAGTATTACTTAGCTTTACACTCGTTGCATTGTTCTTTATTTGGCTTTGTGTTTGTTCTTTCCCAGCCAGCAGCAGGGTGGGCGTTTTTTGAACAGTTCTTTTCCCAGTGGTATGTGTCGCTGCTAGTCTTATGGTAGTAAGGTGCGCTTGGATTAGACATTTGTTATTTCCTTATATCCCTCTCAAATAGTAATAATATTGCAAATAGACCTATCGAGGGTTTAATAGACCTATTTGAAAAAAATTGTATATTAATTAGACATTGATGCAACCTGATTCATACTGGTGATTTCGTAATGTGAGCTTGATTAACCTTTCGTTTAGATCGCGCAAAACTACCTGATGGGTGAGTTGGATCTAAAAACCACTGTGGAAAACTGTATGAATATACAGTATATTTCACTGGTGATTGGTAAGGGTGGTGATATGTCGAATAAAAATCAAAACGATATCTTGTTGTCTGCTTTAGAAATCGTCATTGATGGAGTGGCTAGTAGTGAAGCAACAGAGAGAACTCGAGCGGCGGGTGCATATATCGCCGGCTTAATACTGGCTGATACAAAAGGGCAGTTGGACCCTAAAAAACAAAAAGCCATCTTGAGCATTGTCGAGATGGCTTCTGAAGTAGATAGCACGGCGTTTATACAAGATTCACTATAGTATCGAAAGTTGATGTTTGAGCTGTTGTCGTGCCTCTGGCGGCAACGCCTTACATAAATCAAAAGCCATTTGACTAGTTGTTTTTGCCGATGGGCTTAAAGTGTGACTATAAGACAAGTTCATCACAAAACTATGTCCGCATTCTGGGTCACTACAACTGCAATATAAATCGGCATGACTATTGGATAGTCGATTGGATTTTTGAATTCGGCTTTTACAACCACACTCCGGACACAATACTCTCATACAAGCACCTAACTTATTGACTGACAAGATTATTATATGACCCTTTACTGTTTTTTTATACAGTAAATGCAGATCAAGTTTTTACTTATTCTCCTTGATTGTATATACAGGCTGTATATACTGAGTATCAAGATTAATAAAAAAACATTTCATTGGCTAGGAGACGAAGGTGTGTCTTGTAATCTCTACCGAAGTTAGAAAGAAGTTAAGAACAAAGCACGATGTTATAGAGCAAGAAATTGTAGAGTGTTTTGCAAACAGAGAGGCTGGTTTTCTCAAAGATATACGTGAACAACATCAAAGTGATCCACCAACTCTTTGGTTTGTTGCCGAGACAGATTATGGAAGAAAACTGAAAGTTGTCTTCATTTATTTTCCTGATACCAACAAGTTTGTTATCAGAACCGCTTATCCTGCTAACCCAACAGAGATAAGCATATATGAAAAACATTCATAATAATTTGAATGAAAAATAAACTAATTATAATAAAGCAAACTCACCCTTGCAGTGGTTAAACACCGCAATACAGGTGTTATGGAGAGACCTAATGAGCACTAAACCTAAAAAGATCGAAAGTACCATTGAAGCATGGGAAAGCGGTCAACTAGGCCGTGATGCAGAGTATGTGGAAAAGGTTACAATCGATACATCTGCTATCGATGACACTTTATCATTGCAAATGATATCAATAAGACTTCAAAAAGGTCTATTAGATGACCTAAAAGATATCGCTCAAATTAGAGGGATTGGTTATCAGCCTTTGATTAAGCAAGTTCTAAAACGATTCGTAGATGCAGAAAAGAAAATGATCCTTCGAGAAATGGCGCTTGAAGAGGCAAAGAAGGATCTTGACAGCCAGGCTGAACCAATTAAAGCTTGTGGCTAAAAAGATTCCCGCAACTCCTAAAAAGCCCTACCTTACTGGTAGGGCTTTTTTATTGCATTAGCCTCTAAGCTAAATTGAAATTAAGGTGCAAACTCTTGGGTATGTCTGGGTCAGAATTCACTTCATCCATAATTAATTCGCATACGGGGATGATTTCGTCTTTGGCATACTCACTACCAATTTTGACGGGGTCACCCAGGTTAGTCGTTCCCTGGGGAATGATTCCTGCTTTTCCTATAGGGAAGCGATGGCCTACGAGAATATCTTGCGCAGTGATGTTTTTGATTCGCTCAAATTCATCTTTTGTCGCGATATCGCCCACCGGGATTAGCTGAATCCCTTTTTCTGCACCGCCTGGAATATTAACAAACATACTTCTAAAGTTACCCACCCCTTTGGAGCTCGCGATTTTTTCCTTCAGCATTTGTTCGTCGTCATCACTAAGGTTTGGATCCGTGGCGTAAAAAATGAATCCCATGTGTGCACCGTTCTTGTAATAGCGACGACGAAATAGCGTTGCATCACGGTTTAGTAAGCTACTTTGTAAACTACCTAGATAGTCAGGTAATCCATAAACTTGTTGCTGCAGATCTTCTTGAGGCAAAAAAATGATGTCATTCTCTTTGTATACTCGTTGCTTGTTGTCTCGCTCTAGCAAAACGAAGTCCCCATTTTTACGTCTACGTAGATACATGGTCGGTAGAGGAAACAAGCGCACAACACGCTTGAAGTGGTCGCGGATTTTTAAAAATGCGGCATCACCAAACGTGAAGTAGTTATTACAAAAAGATTGAATCTGCCGACGTCTTGAACCGCCACCTGAAATAAAACGGGCAGCAACATAATTTGCTCGAGCTTTAAGTAAAGACCCGTGATAGGCGTTTGCACGTGAAGTTTCTGCTAAGCCCTGGCGTGAGATTGGAGGTTCCCAGTAACCATCAGTGTCGTTATAGAAAAGCTCAGAATATGAAGTCATCCAACTGGTTGAGTCAATTGCCTCAGGTGTGGAGTCAAGGTGATAAACCGATTCCACATGTTGCTCCTGTTGTACTAGTTTGTCTTTTTGATTGTTCATGCTGCAGTCGCCCAGGTTGATTTCGTTGGTGTGTTGTGGTCTAGCGGCTCATTGATAATGGCGTGTGAAATGGCCCAAAACGCATCAGCGTGGCCTGTTGTTTCACTTCGCTCTGCTTTAAAGGTCATAGCGTTACCGCTATTGGTCGGCACTCGTTTAATCGCCATAAATGCCATAGCAATGTCTTTGTGTTCGGCATCAAACTGCAGTCGTTTTGCTTCTACGATATCGATCATCTTCATTACTAGGCGATTCTTGTTTTCGTTGCTGTAATGTATGGCGTGGGCCTCACGAGGGTGCTTTTTCTTAATTAAGTCCCAAACACCGCCACCAATGCCTGTAGTATCAACGCCTATGTAAGTGACTTTGTAGCGTTGAAATACCTTTTCAATTTCACTCACGTGGTACTGGAAGTTAAGCCCTTTCCAGTAGTGCTTCTCTAAGACACGAAACTTTTCACCTGCAACTGCCGGTGGAGCTATTACGACCAAACAAGCATTGTCTCGCGTTCGGCTAGGGTCATAACCCAACCATACTTCACGCCCGGCAAACGGTGATTTTGTTTTCGGCTTGAAGTCCTGCCAGTGGGCAGAGTCAACCATGCATTTTTCGAGGTCAGAGAATTTGAATACAGACAAAGAGCCGTCGACGAAGATACACATAAACAGGTTATCGAAATCGTCTTTACTGTATTCGTCCTTCAGTTCTTCAATATCAAATAGTTCACAGCCGCCTGCAGCAGCGTCTTCAATCGTGACGACATATCGCCACTGCTTATCAGGGCAAAGTACACCCCCATCGCGATATTCATCGAACGTTGGAAACTCAATTTTGGCGCGTGAGTTTCTGCCTTTTCGCCATTGGTCGCCCGTCCAAAACGGATATGCCTGGTGCATTTTCGATGATGGTGTCGAAAAGTAGGTTTTACGCCATTTTTTATGGGTAGCCATTGCCGAAGCGAGTTTGTTTAGTTCGTCAAACTTCGGTATCCAGAAATACTCATCAACATAAACATGGCCGTGGTAACTTTGCGCGGTTTTGCTATTGGTAGATAAAAAACGAAGTTCAGCACCATTGGAGAGAATGATCGGGTTTCCAGTTAGCTCTATGTCTAAGAACTCTTTTGCAATAGCAATGATGTAGCTGCGGAAAACTTCCGCTTGAGCTCGTGATGCTGACAAAAAGATCTGGTTATCGCCGGTCAGAATCGCATCTTCTAACGCTTCACCACTGAAGTAGTAAGTTGCGCCAATCTGGCGGGACTTAAGAATGTTTCGAATACGCTGTTTTATGTTGTTGCGCATTACATGCTGATAGGCAAACAGGGAGTCATGCCATGTGACAAAGTCATCTTCACTCAGTTCGCTGATGTCATTCTTTTTACTTTTACGTTTCTTGGTAGATTTTGAATTACTGCTAGATTTCTGGCTGTTACGGCTATTTGTACCGTCGTGCTTTTTATTCCCTGTATTTAAAGGTTGCTCACCTTGCTGCTTTTCTTGTGCCCTTTGTTTCTTTAATGCAGCGTGATGCTTGATAAGCCGATCGAGCATGTCTAGTTGGTTTTTACTGGGGTCAACAAGTTCAAGCAGTGTTTGAATTCGATTTGCTATCGCTTCATCAATGGTTTGTTCACGCAACATATCGCGCCAACCGAATTTATCTGCCCAGTAATAAATGATGCGCTCATTATTCAGGTTCAGTTCGGTAGCGATTTCACGTGGCGTCCAAGCTTTCAAATAGAGTGCTCGGGCGGCTTGTCGTATTTCGGGAGAATATGCCATAAGCGCATCATACGCGCCGAAAACTTGCAGATGACTAAGTAAAGTTCGGATGAATTCGGATAGTAAATGTATCCGAATTACAAGGAATTGAAGTAGCTGAAACGACACATTCAAAGGCGTATTGTTTGCTCGAACCGTATGTGATTGACAAGTTTGAGTACAAAAATGCCAAAGATTAGTGAGTGGAAAATCATCGCGACAGAAGGACCGACCGTCGACGGGCGTAAAATAACCCGTGATTGGATTGAGCAAATGGCCGCTAGTTATTCGATGGATGAGTACACCGCACTAATTTGGCCTGAGCATCGTCGATTTTACGGTTACGGTGAAAACTGGGGCCGAGTGGTTGAAGTAAAAGCGGAGGAACAAGGCGGAAAATTACGTCTGTTCGCCAAGCTAGAGCCGAATGACTATCTGCTTGAAGCCAACCGTAAAAAACAAAAACTATTCACATCTATTGAGCCAAATCCCGACTACAAGGGGGAAGGGCGTTGCTATCTAATGGGCCTAGCTGCGACTGACTCCCCAGCCTCCACAGGAACATCGCTCCTTCAATTCTCTCGTGTTCATGGGCAAACCACCGAGATCAAAGCAAGCCATTTAGAAGAGGTGGACTTTTCAGATTGCTTTACTCGCAAAGACCGCTTTTTTGCGGCATTCAATGAATTTTTCTCTTCTGACGATGAAGAGCCAGAAACGCTATCAACAGCAGAGGGCACCAACGTGACCGAAGAACAATTAAAAGTCGCACTAAAAGAGCAGTTTTCTGCTTTCAAAGGTGAGTTTAAGCAAGAACTAAAAGAAGAGTTCAATTTGCAAAACACACCCGATCAACCAGAAACACCAGAAGTAGCAACCAAAGATGCGACGGTCGAGCAGTTTTCCGCTGCGCTGGAAGAAAAGCTAAATCCGTTGTTTGAGAAAGTGAACGGACTAGAAACTAAGTTTGCTGAACTCTCACAAGAAGTCCCTGACCAGGAACCAGATCCATCAGGTGCTAGTGAATCTTTCTCATCTAAGGAGATGTTTTAATGCTGAACGCACTATCTACCAGTTATTTACAAGAGTTTTGTACAGCGACGTTATCCGCCGCAAATGCTCCGCAAGGTACACAGTCGTTTAACTTGACGCCCCCAATGGAAACTAAGCTACGTCAAGCAATTATGGAATCGGATGCTTTCCTAGGAATGGTTTCATTGCTGCCAGTTCAGCAAATCAAAGGTCAGGTTGTTGATGTTGGTGATGATGGCCTTTCGACCGGTCGATCTGGTTCGGGACGTTTTAGCGTGGAAGTGGGCCAAAGTGGTAATACCTACGAGCTTACAAAGACAGATTCAGGAGCACACATCCTTTGGGAAACTATGACGCAATGGGCAAACTCTGGCTCTAAAGGTCACTGGTTGAGCATGATGAAAAGCGCGATTTCTCGTCGTTTTGCATTGGATATGTTGCGTGTCGGTTTTAACGGTACGTCTATCGCAACTAATACGGACCCGATTAAAAATCCATTAGGCCAGGATGTAAATAAAGGCTGGCTCACGATTGTTAAAGAGAAGAGATCTAGCCAGGTACTCGCATCAGCAAAGCTTGACCCAACAGGCACTGTGACTGATTCATACAAGAATCTTGATTCACTTACGCAAGATCTAATCAACACGACGATTGCTCCCGAACATCGTCAAGACCCAGATCTCGTTGTTTTAGTTGGGTCGAATCTAGTCGCGGCTGAGCAGCACCGCTTACTTGAGGCTGCCGATAGTCCAACAGAGCATAAAGCGGCCCAAAGCCTAGCCAAGACAATTGCTGGCAAAAAGGCTTACACACCACCATTTTTCCCGGCTGATCAACTTTGGGTTACCAATACCAAGAACCTACAGATTCTGACGCAAGAAGGCACTCAGTGGCGTAAGCAGAAAAACGATGAAGATGAGCTTCGTTTCAAGCAAAACCATATCCGTATGGAAGGTTACGCTGTGGGAAATCTTAAAAAGTTCGCGGCTATCGAATCTGTTTCAGTCGTCGAATCAGCCACTGCAGAGGTGATGAATGGCTAGTCCTTTAGCAAGGCAGCGTCGTCAGCTTCTAGAAAATCAAGTCAGTCATTCTGCATCGAAGCTGAGTGCTAGTGCAAATACCGAAAGCCTGCACATCAAGCTGATCGATTTTGAAGAAGACCGCAAATATCTAAAACAGCTCAATGCTATCGAAGACAAGGTGAAACATAAGCGTGATGTTTTGGTGCCCAAGTACAAACCGTACGTGGAAGCTTACCTAGCAAAAGGCGAAGTATTCGAGAACCCAATTTTCACCAATATGGTTATCTGGTTGTTCGATGTCAACGACATGGAAACCGCGATTGATTGGTGCTTGAAAGCCATAGCGCTTGATTTACCTACACCAGATAACTTCCGACGTGACTGGCCAACCGTGTGCGCCGATGAAGTTTTAGCTTGGGCGGAAAAAGAGTCTGGCAGAGGACACTCTATCGAGCCTTATTTCAGCGCGGTTTTTGAAAAGGTTGAGAGCGAATGGCGACTACACGAAGAAGTGCATGCTAAGTGGTACCGATTTGCTGGGTTGCACTTACTTCGAAATGAAGAAGGACAACCGCAACCGACGTCTATCGGTTGTTTAGATACCTTGGAAAAGGCCTTGTTGCTACTGCAGTGTGCTCATGAGAAGTACGCCAAAATTGGGGTGAAAACCAAAATTGGTCAGGTAGAACAACGTATTCGAGCGATTAAAGACAACAAAAACTTGTAACAGCTCCTACGCCGCCGAGCCTCGGCTGGTGAGGTAAGAGTGCCAATAGGCTAACTCAATACCGTCGACCCAGTGGCTAGAGGCTCACTTATTAAAAGAGGAATAACGATGTTTACGGGATCTTCCGGTTCGGATTATCAAGCGACAGAAATCACCAATGACGGTTTTTGGCCGAACATCAATGCCGGTGATTTTGAAAAGCGTCGCGGTATTCCTGCTGCTCAAGACTCAGAACGTATTGCTATCGCTCTAGTTAATGCTGTTTCGGAAGTGAATCAGCAACTCGAAGACTTAAAAGCTAAGTATCAGGAAGAGGGGCATGCAACTGCTGGCGATGTTCCTGCTTTTCCGAAAATGAATGATAAAAACCGTGTTGTATATCAATACGAATCAGCAGTATTTGCGAGAGCCAAAGCAGATTTGCTGCCGGACATTGCAACTGTTCATACCAAGGACAAGGGCGATCACATCGCAGACAGAAGCGTAGAGGTGCGCACTGAATTACTTTCAGAAAGTCAGCGCATTATTCGAAATATGAAAGGGCTGAACCGTTCATCGGTGGATTTGCTATGAGAACGCAATACCAAGCAGGTTACAAGCTGCGTGATCTAAACGCATTTTTAATCAGCGTTGTGGGCGACAAGATAGCCAAGCGCATGGAATGTGAAATGGGCAAGGTTGAGTTGAAACTAGAAACCAAGCACATGGGCCATGGTTTTGACCTGCTGTATCAGCGTTATGTTGCTGACTTCTACTTCGACAAATTCCCTTTCAAAGAATACGACCCAGCGGTGCTGTTCGCTAATGTTGGAGCGTGGTTGATGGACAACGATTCTGACCGTTTCCGCATCGAAGACTTAGACGACCCATACGTAGACGTAGTACTGGAAGATGAGAAAAACGCCGAAGTGTTGGTCTCTGTCATGTTTGAAGAACCCGTCAAAGTGGCTGCAGACCCCGACGGGCCAATCTATTGGAATGGTCAACGCTGGAAGATTGAAGAGTACGAGATTTGGCAGGCGGAAAGGCTATCACATGTAGTTCTCCGCAATGTATGAGATACGGGCCGATAAGCGCAGTTATTTGCGAGTTAAAGAGCAATTCGAGCTGCTAAAGCTTGAGAAAAAAGCCAGAGCCCGAGTGCTGAAAGAGCTTGGTAAATACATCACTAAAACGACCAAAAAAAACATTCGAGCACAGCGTGACCCAGACGGTAAAGCGTGGTCAAAGCGCAAAAACGGCAGGCGAAAAATGCTTAGAGGTTTCACTAAGAAGCTAAAGCATTTTCAAAAAGACAATAACCGGGTTTTGGTTGTTGGTTGGCCATCAAGACGAGGAACCGTTGCACTGGCTCACCATACAGGTGAAGCAGAGGAAAGCGGATTGCAGCAGCGATTCAAGCAAGCCAAGAAAGCGAAAGAACCAAAGAAAACCGACCCGGCAACGAGAGAGCAAGCAAAAGAGTTACGCGATTTAGGTTACAGACTTCCGCCCCAAGGCAGGCAGAAGAGAGGCAAAAAGCCAACGCTCAAATTCATTACTCAGAATATGACCGTCGCTGAAGCCGCAAAACTGATTAGTGATCTGGAAAATAAAACGCCATCACGTAAGTGGGAAGTAGATCGCCCAGAACGCCGATTGATAGGCATTAGTCCGAAACGGGCAGCAATGATTATCAAGCGGGAAATGAATCGAAATAGGAGCAACTAAACATGGCATGGCCTACCGTCATTATTAACATTCTGAACATGATGCGCGGACCGATCCCGGGCGTTGAATTTCACTTTCTGTTTGTTGTGTACGGCACAGTTGCAGGAACAGAGCGCAACCTAATTATGGTGGATAACACCACGGATTTTTCAGACAGCGCGTTCGATAACATCGACCCTGTACACATGCTTACGCTAAAAGCTGCTCAGTTAAATGGGAAACAGAACTGGACTGCCGGTGTGATCGTTTTAAACCCATCAGATAGTTGGCAGGCTGCGGTTTTTAAAGCCAATGAGACATCAAGCTTTGAAGCTGTTGTGTTGGATAAGCCAAATACTGGAGCGTCCACTCTTGAAGATGCAGTCGCATTTCGCCATGAACTTAAAGCCAAGCTTGGACGAGAAGTTTTCATGATCTGTTCCTTACCAGGAATTAATGATTCCGAGGACGGTGAAACATGGGCCGAGTGGTTAGCGCAAACGGTGAATGTGCCAAAGAACATTGCAAGTGAATACATCACCGTAGTGCCACAAGTACACGAAGGAAACTCTACAGTTGGCATTTATGCAGGTCGGTTGGCCAATCAAGAAGTATCTATTGCTGACTCACCGGCACGAGTAAAAACAGGCAGCATTCTCGGCAGTATGGCATTAGCAAAAGATAAGGATGGAAAGCCATTAGAGCTAGCAACACTTAAAGCACTAGAAGCTGCTCGAATCGCTGTACCGATGTGGTATCCGGACTATCCGGGGCAATATTGGACAACTGGACGTACGCTAGATGTCCCTGGTGGTGATTATCAAGATATTCGTCACATTCGTGTCGCCATGAAAGCAGCACGTAAAGTGCGGGTACGAGCAATTGCACGAATTGCTGATCGAGAATTCAATTCCACACCAGGCAGTGAAGCCAGCGCAAAGCTGTATTTTACTCAAGACCTCCGTGAAATGGCGGTAGTGAAAAAAATTGGTGATTACGAGTTCCCTGGTGAAATCAAACCACCTCAAGACGATGACATCACCATTACATGGGTTAATAGTGAAGAAGTTGAAATTCTACTCGCAGTTAGACCTTACGAGTGCCCAGTGAAAATCACCATCGGCATCATGCTCAATCAACGACTAGGGGAGTAAACAATGAATTCTCGTTATACAGGGCGAAGCTTCGACATAAACATGCTGGGGATTTTGGTTCATGTGGAGTCGGCTACAGCAACCATCAATGATGAGTCTGCTGTTGATAAAGAGCGCGGCATTCCCACTGGATTTACTCATGGAGCTGTGAGTTGTGATGTTGAGTATGAGCTGGACTTGAACAACTTCCGTAAGCTTCAACAAAAAGCTCGCGAAGCTGGCAGTTGGCGCGGTATTAAGCCACACGACTGTATGTTCTATGCAAATACTGGCGATGATGAAGACAAAGTAGAGCTGTTTGGTGTGAAGCTTCAAATCTCAGATTTACTTAGTGTTGATCCAAACAGCAGTGATAAAACCAAGCGCAAGCTTAAAGGCTTTGTGACGAGCCCTCACTTTGTTCGCATTAATGGCATCTCATACCTAAGTAATGATGATACCCGCGGTTTGCTTTAAGCCTATCAGAGAGAGAACGAATGCCTGACTTTATCGACCATGCTAGTAGTAACGAAACCAAGTTTACTGAAATGGCAATCGCAAACCAGCTTAAACAGTCTGTGAAGACAAGCGAACGAGAGAGTGCAAAAGAATGTCTTGAGTGTGGTGACCCTATCCCTGAAGGGCGTCAGATAGCTATAGCGGGGTGCCAGTTTTGCGCCCCTTGCCAGGCTAATTTGGAGTAACGATATGAAAGATTGGTTCGACAAATTAACCAGTGGAGTTGCTTACCTTGTGTCATTGGCAGGAATGACTTTCAGCAAGCTGACATTTGAACAGTGGTATTTCATTTTATCACTAGTGATTGGCCTTGCAGCGCTGGGATTGAACTATTGGCACAAGCGAGCAATGCAACGTATTGCTAGCGAAAAAGGAGTAGCACTGAGTGAAACTGACTAAGCGCATCATTTGTTCTGTCGTCGCTGTGATCGGCTTGGTAACAGGTGGTACGGCTGTTTATGGACCTGAATTGACGCAGCCCATTGGGCAAGTTGTGGTATCGGAACGAGACTTAGGAGCGCTGCGCATCACCCCTAAAGGACTGAAGTTGATTGGTGATGCAGAGGGATGCCGGCAGAACCCTTACGTTTGTCCGGGAGGTATTCCTACGAATGGAATTGGGAATACTCATGGTGTGCCAGATACGCCAATCACATTGGAGCAAGTCGCGATCGACTGGGTGAAAAATATTCAATCGGCCGAACGATGTGTGACCAATGCAGAAAGGATTTCAGGAGCGCAAATGAGCACGGGTCAATTTGACGCATTTACCAGCTTTGTTTTCAACTTCGGGTGTACCAAGTTTCGCAAAAATAAGGACGGCTCTGACACTCGGATTTACGCAGCAATCAAACATGGCAATTATCCCAAAGCCTGCGGTCACATTACGGAGTGGGTAAAGAGTCAGGGCGTTGTACTTAAAGGACTCGTCACTCGAAGAGGATTAGAACGTGATCGCTGCATGGAAATGGATTAAGTGGATTGGTCTTACGGTGTTGGTGACGACCATCGCGGTGCTGAAGCTGCAGCTTCATACCGTCAAAGCAGAGAAAACCACATTAAGTGAAAAGCTCACCAAGGCAGAAGCAGACAACCAAATCAACTTAACCACCATTGAATTTTTGAAGGGTGAAAGTGAGCAAGCTAACAACATGTTAGTTCAGCGGCAACGGCAACACATAGCAGCAGAGGAAAAACTCAATGCAGACCTGGCAGCACTTAAAACAGAGCTGGCAAACGTTCAGTGCCATATCCCTGCCACTGTTACTGACCGCCTGCGCGAACCCTACTGAAACCGTCGCAACGCAGGTGTTCATGAAATTGCCACCTGCTGGAATGTTGGTGCCCTGTTCAAAACCACAAGTTCAAGGGACATGGCCAGAAGTGGTTACCGACGACATTCCCAAGCTGAAAAACGCACTGACTGAGTGTGATAACCAGATTGAAGATTATTTGCAATGGCGTGCTAAGCACGAAAACAAGAAGAGAAGTAAAAATGACTAAACCTACCTTTACATCAAAACCTGTCGTAGTCGCTATCGGTGGCACTGACTTCGTATTTACGCCAACGGTACAGGATGCAAATAACTATACCAATGACATGATGCCTAACAACAAAGTCGCGCCTGCCTATACGTACTTAACGCGTACCGTGAACCCAGAGCAAAAAGATGAGCTCACTGAGTTACTTGATAGCGTTCCTGGCTTAACTATCGAGCTTTATGCCACGGTCAGTAACGCTTCTAAAGGTGGTATCGAAATCACACTAAAAAAATAACAGATAGGGCAAAGCGGATTGAAGATAATCCTTTGGAACAAGCCTTTGCCCTTCGTCGTCATTTTTTGCCGAGTGAGCCAGACGACGAAAGAAGTTTAAGTCGCGCTATCTGGCTGGACAAACACCAGTTCGAACGCGAAGAAAGAGCGGTAATGAGTGCTATCAGCCGACTGTTTAGTCATTAACAGACATAAAGAGCGAGTGAGTATTACGCGATGAGCATGGAAAAACTGTTGATGCACATAGCGTTGGTTGATCAAGTCACCAAGCCGTTGCAGGGGATTACTAAAGAAGTACAAGCTTCGATGGATGCTGGTAAGCAAGGCATGCAAAACATGGCGGCAGGTGGTGCGGGTTTAGTCGCCACGGGCTTTGCTATTCAAAATGCGCTGATGCCAGCGATTGAAATGGATAGAAAGCTAGGCGAAGTGAAGTCGTTAGGGGTTCTGGATGAGGATCTCACTAAGCTTTCAAAGACCGCACTTTGGACATCGGCACAGTACGGGAAATCCGCCACAGATATTGTCGGCGCCTCATATGATATCAAGTCAGCATTTGGTGATATTGATGGAGACAACCTTTCTGACATCACCAAAAGCTCTGCCGTTTTAGCTGCTGCGACTAAGGCTGATACAGCAACCATTACGGATTATATGGGCACCATGTATGGTGTTTTCAAAAATCAAGCTGATGAAATTGGGGTTGGAATTTGGTCCAAACAAATTGCCGGCATGACTGCGCAGTCTGTTGAAATGTTTAAGACTACAGGCGCAGGCATGAGTAGTGCTTTCACTAGCATCGGAGCGAATGCGACCAGTGCAGGAGTTGCTATCGAAGAGCAGATGGCGATTTTAGGCACCCTTCAATCAACCATGAGTGGCAGCGAAGCGGGTACCAAATACAAAGCATTCTTGGCGGGTGTGGCCAACGCTCAAGATAAGCTCAATTTGTCGTTTACCGATAGCCAAGGTCAGATGCTGCCTATGCTAGATATTCTTGAACAATTGAAAGGTAAATATGGTGACACCTTAAGTGTTGCTGAAGCGGCTGATTTGAAAAAGGCATTCGGCTCAGAAGAAGCCGTTAGCATGATTAAGTTATTAATGGCTGATACCGAAGGACTCGCAGGCAGTATTGACCAACTTGGTCAAATCGAGGGAATGTCGAAGGCCGAGCAAATGGCCAGCACTATGACAGATCAGTGGGAACGGTTAGAAGCGGCATGGTTTGCGGTTCGTGCAGCGGTATTTGGTGCGATTCTTCCTTCAATCAATTCGGTTGTAGGCAGCATGGCTGACGGCTTAATGGTGCTTGTTGGTTGGACGGACCAATTTCCTTGGCTTGCTGAAATTCTTGGTTATGTCGCTATCGCAGGCCTGTCTCTTGGCGGGGTGATTGCAACATTGTCGCTTGCCATGGGGATCGGGCAAATGATGTCTGCTGGTTGGACGGTTACCATGACGAGTTTAAATAGCATCATGAGACTACTGCGTATTAGTACGCTGGCGAGTACTGCTGCTGCATGGCTATTTAACGCCGCGCTTTGGGCCAACCCGTTAACTTGGGTTGTCGCTGGTATAGCGCTGCTTATAGGTGGTATTGCTGCGGCAATCTATTGGTGGGACGACTTAACCTCCGCGTTTAAAGATACGGCTTGGTTTGATGTTATTGCTCATGCTATCGAAGGGCTCGTTGATTTACTCAATATGATCCCAGGTGTTGATATTGAACTGGGGAGCCAAATTGAAACGCCAGAGATGACAGCGGCCGTCCAAGCTGAACACAGTACTCCTATATCACAGAACCTAACTCCGGGTGATGCATCAGAAGTTAAGCAATTAGAACTACTTCAACCTCAAATGAGTTACGAGTCTGCGATAGCGACGAACCAAGACGTTTATGGATATAAGCCAGAGCAAATGGCGCCGTTCAAAATTGCAGAAAGCCAGGTTATTTCTCAGCCAAGCATCAACGTTGAAGCTCCAAATCTAGATAATCAATCACCTCAACCGTTTATCGAATACAAAGGGAAGCGCAACGAGCCACGATTGCCTCCTCAAGTGGTGAACAATATGAAAACAACCAATCACAGTGATGCTAGTCGAGTTCGCTCTTTTGGCGACGTGTATATCACTGCCCCTAACGGAATAACACCAGACCAATTAGCCGAGTGGGATGAGCTCAATGTGGGGTAACGACTTAACAGAACGCAAGCGCTACAACGATATCAAAGTGGTCGAGGGTGGCTGGGATATGGACGCAGGCCAACAGCCTAAAGAGTGCAGTGATTTATACAGCATCGCGCAGGACATTAAGCACGCGATCATGGAATCAGGATTGGCTCGCCAATTGGTTGCAGAAAGAAACCCAGCGTTACGCGCTGATGTAATGGTGCAAATTGAGCAACTTGCTGAGAGAGATGTAAGAGTGGTACCGGGTTCAGCGACAGCAAGAGAAACAGAAACTGGTGATATCACCTTAACCGCTAAGGCTTATGAATATGGGGAACTTGAGGTGAAAGTATGAGTAAACGACCAAGTACGGATTTTGTTCAGGTGCTAAGTGAATCGGGTGTGCCAGTTACCGAAAAGGACTTTGAAACCAAACTAAAACAAGAAGTCGTGGGGGCTGGTAGTAAGGTTTCGAATGACTCCGAAATGTCACCGTTTTGGCGTTGGGTTCGCGCTGCAGTGGTCACGCCATGTGTTTGGCTGACTAGACATCTATTGGCTCAGCACGTTATGCCCAATATGTTCGTGGCAACCGCTGAGCGTTGGGCTCTGGACCTAAAAGCATGGGAGCACAATATCGCGCCGAAAGTAGCTCAAAGAGCACAAGGCTACATCACACTAACTAAAGCAAATGCTGCTGATGCGGTGACGATTGAGAAAGGGGCGGTTATTCAAACGCTACCTATAGATGGCGTTATGTATAAAGTTCAAGTTATTGAGCCTGGAATCATCGAGGCTGGTCACCTAAAGGGTAAGGTGCTTGTCGAAGCACTTGAAGCGGGCTCCGCGTTTAACTTGCCGGCGGGGTATTTCAACATTATTCCTGAAGCGATACCGGGCATTGTTGATGCGGTGAATGAACCTGACTGGCTCTCTGTACTCGGTGCTGACGCAGAGACTGATGAAGAGTTAGCGCTTCGTATTCAAAATGCCTTTACTAGCTCTGGTGAATGGCACATCGATGATGTGTATCGCTCTATCATCGCCAGCGTAGCGGGGATCCGAAGTGATAACATCTATTTTAGAAATACAGGGGACATAACCCCTGGTTCAGCAGAAGCATTGATTTTGATGGAAGTGGGACCAACCCCGCTAACCGTTCTTGAACAGCTAAATGAGCACATAATGTCTAAAGGACATCACGGTCATGGTGATGTACTTACCTGTAAAGCCATTCCCGATACGAAACATGAGATCACGGCGGATGTCGTCTTAGCTGAGAACTTAGACAGCGCCACCAAAGTGAATGAACTTCTTGAAGTGGAAGAGAGGATTAGAGCGGCTTTTCGAGAAACAGCAGCTTATCCAGAAATGACACGCGCGAAACCTGAGCATCGTTTTAGCTTATCTTTGCTTGGTACTGAGATACATACCAACATGACGGAAGTTGAATCGGTAAGGTTTACCGTAGACGGAAAAGTCCAAAAAGACATTATCAGCAAGCTAGAACAGCCTCGCTTGAAATCACTCACAGTTAAGGAACTCGTGGATGTCTGAGTCTCGAAATTACGACCAAAGCCGACATTCCCCTCGCTTACCCGAAATTGTGATCCCATGGTGGCAGGACGGAAGAACGACGGCGGATGAAGTCAAAGAACCTCACTTTTTATCTAAAGGCGTTTTTTCATTCTTCCGGATAGTTTGGAGCAGCCTACTATTTCCGCTTCGCCAAATGGATGCGTTGACCTGTAACGAAAAAGCATTGGAATTAATGGCATGGGATAGAGATATCAAAAGGTTTGAGAGTGAGCCACTTTCACTGTTTCGAAAGCGAGTGAAATACGCAGAAGTGAACGCCAAAGACGCAGGTAGCGTAGCGGGCTTCAAGCGGATTTTTGAAAGGTTAGGCATTGGTATCGTTAAGTTCAAAGAGCGTCAAAACGAAGTTCAGTGGGACGTTTGTACTATTGAGCTAAGTGATGGCGATATCTCGCAAAACAGCAAGTTGGTTCAAGTGCTCATAGAGCAATATGGGAGAACTTGCCGTCGATATCGATTTGAAGTCGTTTATCCCATTCAGGTGCACATTCGTACGGCCTGTTTCAGCCAGAGTCAGCAGCTATTTAGTGCAAAACTAGAGGAATAATACAGTATGAGCCAGACCATTATCCCTGCTCAGTTTGAGCGCTATTTAGTGGATAAAATTACAACGGGTAGTACGACAGACATGAACGAGTTTGTGTTTGCTCATATTCCTAACTTAGACGTTGAATCACCGATTGACCGAGCCCTAGGTCTGCCTAGTGAAGCGTATATCGTGCATCGTCAAAAAGTGGACCAGGCTGCGCGACTTAATAGTAATACATTGGTGTATTCCGTCATTCTTCAGTCAACCACACCGAGTTTTAAGTTCAATGCGATTTACCTCCATGACAAGCATGTTGAGAACTCCTGTGGCTTGATCGTGTATAAGAACACGGAAACTAAAGAAGAAAACATGACCACTATTAAGTCCGTCGCGCAGGAGTACAGTGGCGCTGCAGCGATAGCAAATATTCATGTTGAACCAGGAACTTGGCAGATAGATTTTCATGGGCGCTTAATGGGCATTGATGATGATTTACGTTTGGCGAATCTTGACCATTATGGCCATTCGGCCTTTGTTCGTGGCTGCTCGGTCGTCGCTAAAGGAAAGTCAAACACGTTTGTTGTTAGTCCCGGAGTTGTTTATGTCTCAGGTTTACGTGTTGAGCTGTCAAAAAAAGAGGTGGTGGTCAGTGATGGCATCCCATGTGGCTTGTACTTAGATGTGGTACGCCAAGGCAGCGCACTCTCTCGTTGGGAAAACATAGCGACAGTAAGAAGCTCAAAAACAGAACTCAGTAATTACGTTGATGAAAATGGTCAACAGCATTACATCGCTCGACTTGCTGGCATTGACTCCCATGGCAATGTTACTGATTGGCGCGTGTGGGATGTTATCACTCAGCAACAAGCTGAAGCTGGTGAGGATGAATACCGTAGCCTATGGAGTGCAAAGCGAGTCTTTCAGTCTGTCGCGTCATACATCAACAAGAATGTTAAGAATGCCACTAAAACAGCCTCCGGTTGGATGAGTGCAAGCGATAAGAAAAAATTAGACGGGATTCAGAGTGGGGCTCAAGTCAATGTAGCAACTAACTTGAGCGTGTCTCGCAACGCCAATTCTCAAACGGTTAATAGCTCTACGGGTAAAGATGCCACTTTAAGTGCCGCAACAACATCGAGCGCCGGGGTTATGACCGCAGCAGACAAGAAGAAGCTGGATGGCATACAAGCTGGAGCGCAAGCGAATATCGCAACTAACTTGACGGCATCTCGCAACGCCACAACTCAAACGATCAAGAGTTCTACGGGTAAAGATGCGGTTTTAAGTGCGGTGACGACATCTCATGCAGGGGTAATGACGGCAGCAGATAAGAAAAAGCTCGATGGAGTTGCCACTCAAGCTACGAAAAATCAAACAGACGCATACTTAAAGAACCGAGCTAATCATACGGGCACTCAAGCTATTTCTACTATTCGAGGTTTACAAGAAGCACTCAGTAGTAAATCAAATACAAAGCGGTCAATTTTATGGAATGGAAGAGCGCCAGGTGATACGAAGCTAAAAACGTCAGAGCCTATTACGAACTTCGATTTCTTGATAGTGACAGCTGAAGGTGGTTATGCAGCGGCGTCAGGGCTAAGTCTTAGCGCGATTGTTGATGTGCAATTAGCGATGGAGCTGGGCCAGTTTTATATCATCTTGCAGAGTGATGGCAAGTACGGGTTTACCTTGACATGTAAAGAAGTTCAATCGGTTAGAGGTGGTACTTCTCTAAAATACGATGGCGTGACCGCCTATTCAGGTGAGCATTATTTGAGAAAGATTGTGGGCGTTAAGGTGTAAGGCATGGATAAAGAGAAAATATATGGATTAGTGGGAACGGGGTGTTTTCAAGTTATCGGAGGTACCCCTCCGCATGGATGGATAGAGATCCCTTCACCACCCGAGAAGCTACCCGCTGTCTTACAATCAAATGGCATATGGACATATCCAGATGCAGTTCCTGGTCAAGAAGAGCCAGCCATTTTTGCTGAAGCAGAAAATCAATGGGTGGCACATGAAATGGTTTATGTGGATAGACAAGTCACATTACATGAAGACTCCGATCCTCGTTCTACGCTAACTGCTTCAGTTTGGAGAAGCTACCGGAGAGCGCTGCGCGACTATGTAAAGGATGGTGTAGTAACGATGGCCATTCGACCACAACGCCCTACGGAGAAATCCATGACAATTGAAGGCCGCTTATGACTTGGCACTTATCCCAATTAAACTGGCCAAGTTACTCGCAGAACATTCAAACCAAGGCTGAGTCAGTGACAGACGCAGTCGGCGCCGTAATGAATGAAGCGATTAACCGGTTAACCAACCATACAAGTGATGCCAATTACGGGCGTCACTCTTTAAGTGAAGAGGCGAGCGCTTTGCTTAAGCTGCGTAGTGAACTTCAATCCTTACTTGTCTCAGGAACCGTACTTACAGTGTCGCCATATCAGTTTCAAGTGGGGACCCGTTTGGACTCGGGGTGTTACCTCAATCCTAGTACTGCAATTAAAACGTTATCTAATAAGCTGCGGGATTACGCTGATAGGTACCGACCAAATGGCCATCTTCACGGTATTGCGATAATGGTAACGGCCTCTCAATTGAATCAATTCTCTCGGCAGCTCATTGAGCTTACATCATTGTTTCCAATGCCTGAGTGGTGCCAAGTCGCTAGGCAAAGCCATGCTTTAAATACCAATGACGTTGATAAGTTCCATCAACCTGCAGCGATCGCTCTACCACGCTTTAAGCCGATGGCTTTACTCAACGCTAACCCATTACATGATGCTTTACATTGGCAAGGTGCCCAAGTAGCTACGCTAGAGTCATTAGCAGACGATGACCATCACGTAATTGACAAGTTGCAGTTACTAGCAGCGAAACGCAATAAAAAGATGGAAGAAATCAAGGCTCAGCTCAACGCCCTGAAGAACTTGAAAGGAAGTATCTATGCGTTCTCCGTGGAGGGCAATGCGGAAAGTATAGCGACACGATTGAATCAAGCGGGAACGCCCAACAATCATCAATTTACATTAGCAAGCTTATTGCTTAGCTATGAACCTATGACGTTTTTTGAGGAGCTATTATGCTAGCTCTAGATGGTGTGCCAATTAACTTAGACTCGATGACCGTTGAAATGTCTATGGAGCTTAAAGACCAGGACATGAGTGGGCAGTCTTCTGGTACCGAGGTGGCAGAGCAAGGTGACAAAGGCAAAAAGCTTACCTTTAGTGGTCGTGTTCCATTCATTCGTATAGAAACACTGACCCAACTTTATGCGTTTGCTTCAGATAAAGATGAGTCGAATGCTAGGCGTATTTATCGAATCGGCAATGACATTGCGCTCGCACTTAAAATTCGCAATGTGAAGTTCACTGGACGTATTCAAGCAAGAGAACATGAAACTCTACAGGCTTGGAATGTATCTTTTGAGCTTCGGGAGTACAACAGTGTCGCCGAGCAAAAAGAGCAGCGGATTAAAGCGCAAAGCAAGCCAGAGCAGCGAGAGAATACTCGGTTGAAACAGGCACTCATCACCGCAGAGGAGGCGACTCAATGAAGTTAGAGAAGCGTTTGTATATAAGCGGCGAAGAAGTCAAATTGGCAAGTAACATGGTGAGCTTAAAGCTTTCTTTGGGTAGTGTGGCCATCTTTGAAATTGAAGCTACACAACCCTTGAAATTATTCGAGCCGGTGCGTTTTGATATTGGATATGAAAACAAAACGTCGCCTTGGTTTGAGGGCTATGTTGATAAAATCCAATCTACAGTCAATGGCTACCAAAAAATCACAGTAAAAGAACTGACAGGTATTTTGAGTAAACGTTGGTCTCTCAGTTTAGAGCATCCAAATGCCGAGCAAGTTATTGATGCGCTCTCTCACCTTACTGGTCTCGAGTTTTATCTACCCAATAAAGAATACATGAAGACCGCGATCCCAAACTTTGTTTGCCAGGGAACGGGTTATCAATGTTTAGAGCAGGTCGCTAAGGCTTTTTCTATTCCTGACTGTGTTTGGTTTCAACATACTGACCAGGTGGTTTATTTTGGCTCCTATCAAGATAGCCATTTCAACGACAAACCAATGCCACTACCTGAAGAGTTTACGAGTCGCCAAAATGGTAACAGTGTCACCTTTGTTCCGTTTCCTATGCTTAGACCAGGTCGGGTTGTGAATGGTAAGCGAGTCAATCGGGTTGACTTAATACAGGATGATATGACGGCGTATTGGAAAGCTGAACAGTCTGAAGTCATACCTAAAAAGCGAGAAACACTACAGCATTTTCCTGAATTAGCAGCAGGCTTTCACTTGCCAAAGTTCGGGCGAGTCGAAATGGTCAGAGACAGTGCGACGGCGGGTAAAGTATCTGACCCATTTCGGCCAAGACTCTCTGTTGATGTGCAAGTTCTAGATGAGAACTTGCAACCAGATAGTAACGTACCGGTTTATCGCTCGATTCCACTGCCAGTTAACATGAGCGGACATGAGTCCGGATTGTTAGCGTATCCATTAGAAGGGACATTGGTTGAAATTGCTTTCGCTTATGGTCGAAGCGATAGACCCATCATACGTGGCGTTTATGGACGTGAATATGCGCTTCCCTCAATAGAGCCTGGTGAACAACTACAACAGCAACGTGAAGAAGTGAGTTATCGAGTCGATGCCGCAGGAAATACAACACTGCAGACTGACCAAACTCAAAATCAGAGAGCGTTTGGTAAGTTAGACCAATTTGAACGGTATAAAGGTGAGTTTGGCCAGCATCAGCTTTTTGTAAATGAGCACAGCACTGAAGAAGTGAATGGTAAGAAGCTCATTGAAGCGCTTGGCGCTATTAATTTGTTGTCAGGAGATGATCTGGTGTTAGGAAGCTTGGGTAACATGCAAACGGCTACCGCTGGAGAACTGATTGAGACCATCGGAAAATTTCGCCGAAGTATTGCCGCTGAGCACCAATGGCTTCAATCACCTAAGACTTGGATAGGCTCTAAGCAAGAGAATGTGTTGATTCTTTTATCGGAGCTAATGCAGGTGGTTAAAGAATTGGCCGACACTTTAGCAACGCATACGCACAGCGGTGTAGCACCAGGACGAGCAAGCACCAAAACACCAGTCCAAGCGAATGATATTGTTGGCCATGGGGAGGATAGTATGAAATTGAAGGGAAGACTCGAACCGATAACACAAACAAGCTAGTTGCCTAACGGGTGGGGGATAACCCACTTGGACTTTAATGTTGATAGCTTAACAATTGTTATCCATATATTAATTAGGCTTATTACCTTCTTATGCCATGTTTTTGATAGACAAAATAACCATTTTGTAGGGAGATTCGCTGGAATACTCCATTAAGAATAATAACTGTTTGAAATTATTGTTATTCTCTTTCCTATTTTTGTATTTAAAGAACCATTAATTAGGGGTAAGGGGATGACAATCAGTACTCTAGTAGTTGCAGTATTTGTAGTGGTGGGTTTGTGTCTCGCTTTTAAAAAAAGCACTCAAAATAAGAAGATCTATAAAATGTTTGAGGACTGGAATTGGTGGGTAGAAATTGTCAACGAAGACCACAAACCTTGGCTCTCTGGTAAGGTGGTTAGAAAATCGAAAAATTACCAGTTTGCTATCGTTGGTTGCTTGAAGAGAGATAGTTTAGATACGGAGTTATTGAATAATCTAGAAACTAAGTTTGGGGCATTGCCGGACTTTGTACCTTGCCAGTGTCTCATTCTAGACGCTTCAACGCTTGTGCTTGGGGGAGTCGAAGATGATAAAAAAGTTGCTGAGCTTTACCACTGTATCCCAACTAAACAATCAAGTTGCGTGAAGCTAGTTATTCAAGATTCAACCATTGTTCTTCCCGAAGACGATGAAGATCTGAACCAATTTGAGCTGCTATGGAGCTGCTCTGAAATGCAGTCCGTAGGACAAGGTGATGATGAAAGCAAGTTTAAGGCATATTAG